ATGGTATTCCCGAAAACTACGCCAAACGATGCGCCATTAAGGACGATGAGGACTTGGACGCATACTTCAAGGACTTGAAGCAGGAGTTCGCGAATGACGGCTTTAAGGGTGTAGTTCCACCCGAATCATCAGAGCGAAAGATAGAAAAAGAGAATGAGTCAATAGCCAAGATGATTTCAGACGGAACAAAAACTATTGTAGAATCTAATAAAAACTAATTATGACAGCAGGTACAAAGTATAATTTGAAGGCAGAATATGTGCCGGAAGAAATTTACCGAGTAGAAACAGGCGTTAGAAAGAGTGGTCCTTGGAAGTTGGAAATTTCCAATTTGACAATCGGCTCTTATCTTCCCGTATTTACTCCGGTATTCGCTGATTTGCAGAAGCGCACGGTTGTTCCCGTTCGGAATGTTGAAATTTACGAAAAGGCAACAAGTGGAAGCGCTACGAAAATCAAAATCAAGAAAGGCTCATTGGCATATGTTGGTATGCACATCGGGAACGGGAGCAAAGGTGCGACCATTAACTCTATCGACAAGTCTAATTCGGCTTACGATGAACTGACCTTGGCGGCAGACTTAGGAGCTAACGCCGAAGTAGGTGAGGTATGGTTTGAAGCTACGGCAGTAGGAGGAACGAAGAAAAAGGCTACAGCTAATTTCGTTCTTTACGCACCAACCAAGGTAGAAGATGATGGCCCGGTGCTCCCGACATTGCTTATGCAGGCTTACGAGATTAAAATCCCCAAGCTTCCCTTGCCTATTCATAAGTTGGATATGGAAGGTCTTACTTCCCGTTTCCAATTCGAGTATTAATTATTAAAAGAGTTTGACTATGAATTTGACCATACAGACATTATTTTCCGACCCCATGATTGTGAATGCGGTTATTGATCGTGTTCTGCAAACGAGAAAGGATAGAATCTATTGGCAGCAATATGGTGCATTCCAGGAAACAAGAACCCGTGTATTCAAGACATATTTGGGCACTGTTTCCGGTGTGGTAGCTGGTTCTATCATCGGCAAGAATGACCAAAAGCCGCTACGCGAAAGACGCTCTTTGGGAAGTGGCGTTACCGAGATTGCTTATCTTGGCGACCGTTATCAGATGGACATTGAACGTCTGTCTGACTTGCAGGACTTGCTGGATAAGTTCAATGCAGCCAATACAGCAGACCAATCCGCTATTATGCGTGAGATTATTGACTTTATCTATGACGACTACCGCCAAATTTTGCTTGCTCCACACAAGCGTATGGATATTGTCGTAGGTGAGTTGCTTATGACAGGTAAGGCATCAGTTAAGAATGCAGATAACAAGGAAGGAATTGAGTTGCTTGACATCGACCTTCCATTCCATTCGCTCACTCCTACTTCTGAGGCAAAGGCCAAGTTTGTAACCTACCTTCAGCAGGAGATTGAAAAACTGAAAGCGAAATATGGTGTATTCTCTAAGATGATTATGTCACGAGGTACATTCGTGAAGAACATCATCGGTTCAAATGAATTTGGTGACAAGTTTAAGATGCAGTTGTCTGCAAACGAGATGTATCTATCCACCGGGTTGATTACATCACAGCTTGCATCTTCTGTATTTACTGGCATCGGTTTGCCTGCTATTGAAATCAAGGAGGATTACGTGGAAAATCAGAATGGCGAAAACGTTCAGATTTACGCAGACGACAGAATCACCTTTTTGCAGAGTGATAATGTACTCCGTATGCGTCACCACAGACCTTATGTAATGACCGATCCCGTTCCGGGCCGTCAATACACGCAGTCTGAAGGGCAAATGTCTATCTGTAACTATCGCGATGAGGAAGGACGATACATGGAATATACTGCCGAATGGATTCCTGAGTTTATCGCTCCTAACAAGATTGTGAACATTGACCTTTCAACGATGAACGCGTAAATAGTAAGGGTGTGAGGAATCGCACCCTATTGTCTAATTTTATAAATCAGTAAAGAAATGAAGAATTTTATTTTTGCCATGTGTGGCTTTTTAATGATGTCTTTGGTTTCGTTGAGTGTGCAGGCATCAAGTGTGGAATCTCCCAAGTGTGAATATGTGAATCCATCGGTTAATGCCGGTTTGCCGGATATTCAGTCTATCACTTTGGAAACGGCTCCGGCTGATTGTGTTGTACTAACCATACCACAGACTATATTCTTGGTTGCAAATAACCCGGCTATGATGTGTTCGATAAAAGAAGAAGCGGCTATTCAAGGGATACGAATTAATGTTCCCAAATTTCCGTTCAGATACATCTATAAATCAAAGTATTGCACGCATTATAGCCATACTGCATATTGTAAGCTGATTACGCCATATTGAATGATAGCAGCCATGAGTAACAAGGAGTTTGTATTAAGCGTATTTGATAAGAATCCCCCGTCTAATCTTGTAGTTGAAAATATACTTTCAAGAACGGGATTGGATGGCGAAGAACCTTTTGCCGAGGAAAATAGGGCAAGATTAGAGGTCGCTTGTGCCAAGCAAATTCCGTGGATGATACAAAATCCATCTTCGGTCAGCGAAAGCGGATTTTCTGTGTCTTGGTCTAATCATGTTGATAGCCTAATGAAATTGTACTCATGGCTGTGTAAACAGTACGGTTTGAAAGACGAACTGGGTAACAAACCTAAAGTGACTTTCTTATGATATTCGCTCCACACATATTGCAGGTAAAAGTTATCACCCCGATGGATAAGGATGAGTTTGGCAGACCTATTCCCGGAACAGGTGGTGAATACTGGCAGGAGGTATGCAAGTGCCGTTGTGATGATAACACTACCAAAGAGTTTTCATCTGATAACGGCTCTGTGTATCGTCCGAATTATCATGTGGTATGCGAGAAGAGAATTACTGTCAAGGCTGGTGATGAAGTACGTTGCATGGATGGTGATAGCGTAAGAGGTCAAGGCGAAGTCTACACGGTAAAGAGTACAAACTACTTTAACTACTCGGAATTATGGATGTAGATTTCGATTTTTCAGATGTCGACTCCTTTTTCGATGAAGGGGAATGGGAAGTTGAGAAGAAGATGATTGATGTGGGTGATGAAGCTGTGAAATACGCAGAGGAACATGGCGATTATCAAGACCATACACTCACTTTGAGAACGTCCAATGATTACGATGTCAATAAAGACGGTTTGACGCTGAAAAACGAAGCGGAATACGCTTCATTCGTGGAATCTAAGGGATTTGATGTTTTAAGTAGTGCCGCTTTATATGCGGAGAAACGATTAAAAGAAGAATTTGAATGATAGTAACCACCGACATAGGAAACATCCTCTACCGGGATTGCAAGGCTTTCGGAATAGATATAGTGCCTGATGGTGAAACGCTGATGGGTGAATTGAAGTCCGAAAGGATTGTCATCCACACGAAGAAACAACAGCCGGGAAAGTATTGGAAGAAATCTTTCGCAGAAGTGAATCTATGTGTACCCAATTTAAGCGAGAATGAAGCGAACACAATCCGGCTTAACGAACTTGAAAGAAAGGCTGGCAAGCTGCTTGATGATGTAGTAAGCACCTATGACAGTACAACCTATCGTTACTCTATCGAATCAATTGGCACGGAAGCGGATACAGCTTTGAAATGCCATTACGTGAATGTGAGAATTTTATTTGAAGTAATAAATGTAAAACTATAAGATTATGATTTCAGCAGTAGGAATAAAAAGAATCTTGTTTGCCGATATTGATAAGGTAACGGCAGACATTACCCCCGAAATCGCAAAGACTTTGATTCAAGCCGCTATCAAAGCGAAAGATGAGGTTTTGAATGTACACGGGGAAACGTGGCAGATTGAGGAAACGGAAGCCTCCGTTACTGGGTACAAGAACCAATTAACGGGAAAGAATTACCGTTACGATGATGTGCCGGGAGAAGTATCACCCACTTTCTCTATCGGACAATATGACTGGAAGACAAAGAAAGCGTTCATGGGGGGCGATGTTATTCAGGCAACATCTAAAGATGTGGGTTGGAAGCGTGCTTTGGATAAAGTGGTCATTAACAAAGCATTGTTCTGTCTGACCGATGATGATGTCTGGTTCATCTTCCCAAAATGTCGTATTGTTTCCCGTGAAGCCAATACGGATAAGGCAATTGCAATCGCTGTAAAAGGCTTGGTGCAGGAACCGGGGATTGAAGGTGTTTCTTCTGAGTATAACTACGAAGAGGGGCAGATTAAAGCTTTGCAGGCATGAACTACAGTAACCATTGTACCTACTCCTTCCGATGCGACCGTAAAGCTGGACGGTGTAACGGTCAAGTCAAAGCAGGTGAATGCTGGAGCTACCGTTCACTATGAAGTGTCGAAAGTGGGGTACGTCACTCAGTCAGGAGATATTAAAACCACTCCTTCTGAAGTTGATACCACTCTTAAAAAAGAGATAACATTGGTAAAAGTACAAGAGTGATAACCGGGGGAATGGATATGCGCCATTCCCTCTTTTAGTTTAAGAATATGAATCAAGCAGCAAAAACGGTTTCTGACGCCTTGTTAGGGCTGGATTTTAAAAATGTAGAGATAGGTGGAATCGTTTATACCATCAAACCGCCTACAATTAAAGTTATCTGTCGTGCCATTCATCATTTTTCCAATATCGGCATGACTGGAGATAATGTCATGGAAGCTATTAAAGAACTTCCTGAAATTACTGGAGATATGCTGAAAGGCATTTCTTGTTTCATCTGTGGCAGTGAGGAACTGGCTGATAATTTGGAGAACGGGACTTTTGAAGAAGTTAGGAATGCTTTGGAGGTGTGTTTTTCCATGATGGATATTTCGGCTTTTCAGTGTGTCAGCTCGATGAGGAACGTGTCGATGCTGGCAGCAAGACCGAAACAGTAGGAAACACAACGTTCTTCGGGCAGATAGCCCATTTGATTGACACGCTGCATCTGAGTTATACAGAAGTGTTTGAGATTATCCCTTATCGGAATCTGCTGATGATGCAACGGGATAAATTACACGCAGTATATGGTGGTCAGAAGGTGAATAGAATCAGTGGTAAGGAATTGGCTAATCGTAGGAAAAAGAAATAGATATGGCGAAATTATATTTTAAGGTAGGTAGTGACTGAGAAGAAGTTGTAAGACTTCGTAATGAAATTGCAAAATTAAAGCAGGAGTTAATGAGCATGGATGGCACGCAGTCTCCTGCTGTTTTCAAGGCTTTGAATGCCCAACTTGCTGCATCCAACCAAAGATTGGATGAGTTGGTGACTAATGCAGCCAAAGCTGGAGCAGAGATGGAAACGGGATTCAAAAGGAAAATCTTCGATGCTTCTCAGGTCGTGAATGGATTCACAGAGAAGATTCTTGCTCAAAAAGCGGTAGTTAAGGATATTGAAGCAGATGTAAAACGTCTTGGAGATGCTTATCGTATAGCATTGAAAAGGAATCCGTTATCAGCAAATGGCAAGTTAGAAGAATACAATGCTGCCCGCAAAGCTCTTGATGAAGAAAAGGCGGCTTTATTTGGATTAACCCAACAACAAGCCGAAGCGCGTCTTTCCGTAAAGAAACTCCGAGATGAATATACACTTTATAAGAATGATGGGAGACAAGTAGTAGAAACTAACGAAGGTATCGCTATATCTTGGAAAAAAGCATTGGCGGTTATTGGTGGTGCTGGAGTATTAAAGGCATTAGGTTCTGAAATAATTCGTGTTCGTGGAGAATTTCAATCCATGCAGACTGCTATTGAGACTATGGTTGGAAAGGATGTGGCAGGACAACTGATTCCGCAAATCAAGGAGCTGGCTAAGATTTCTCCACTTACTATGTCAGATATGGTTGGAGCAGAAAAGATGATGCTTG